GTTCGCTACAAAGAGCGGGTTATATTTCTCGACCGAGGTCAAGCGGCGGTGTCAGTGCGGGACTTCGCGCGAGCAATGGACCGCGATAAGGCTTGGATCGAGCGCCTCTTAAAACGCCTCAAAAGTGAGGCAATGGTAGCGACACGCAATGAGACAGGCGTGACGGTCGTAACCATCTGTAATTACAACGAATACCAGGCGGATGCCGTTCCGTGTGAGACAGTGGACGAGACACCGCGCGAGACAGGGGCGAGACAGGGGCGAGACACAGAACAAGGAATAGAAGAAAGGGAAGAAGATAAGAACTCTGCTTCGCAGAGTGTCACCCGCGCAGACGTTCGGGAAGCCCTTTCATATTGGAATTTGAATGCCTCCGAAGTCGGATGGCCCAAGGCCAATGCGCTTTCCGACAAGCGGGAGCGAGCCGTCAAAGCCAGGTTACGGCAGCACGGCATGGATGGATGGAAAGCAGCGATCATTCGCGCCCGCGCCTCACCGTTCCTGGGTCGAGATCCTCCTCATTGGTTCACGATCGACTTCTTGGGCAGTGAAACAAATTTCCTGAAGGTGACTGAAGGCAACTATGACCGACGAAACTCAGATAGTGCCGATCCGACGCTCATCGCCCTTGCCTCCTTCCGAGGCCCAAGCGTTGGCGGCTGAAATCGCCAAATGCCTGAAGCTGGTCGCGCCGTCGAACATGGGGGCTGAGCAGCAGACAGTTTGGCTTCATGCGGCGGTCGATGCGCTGGAGGACATTCGGGCCAATGAGGTCTCTGCGGTCTCGGCTGAACTTCGCCGCTCAGTTACCCGGCCAGCGCAAATTGTGCCCGAAATTGCCCGGTTGGTCGATGCGAAGCGAAAGCGCTCAAGCCACGGAAATTCGGGAAGCATGACGGCGCTCCAATATGCCGAGCGAGCCAAGGAATACGGGCTGAAAGAGCATCACGAGGCCTGGATGGAAGAGGCTCGCCGTCGGGGTGAAATCTAGCAGGGAAGGCGGGGGAAATGGGCGGGGAGATTTACCAGCAAACCGGATGGTGCGTGCTGCGAACGGCAAGCCGCCACACGATGCGCCTTGCTGAAACCTTGGCCGGCGATGGTTACGAGGTATGGACGCCCATTGAAACGCGCATGATCCGCATCCCCCGCAAGAACGTGAAGCGCGAGGTCAAACTTCCGATCATGCCGAGCTATGTGTTTGCCAAGGCGCACCAGCTCATTGACCTCCTGCTTTTGGCGGACGCTGCCGACAAGGCCAGAATCCACGGCGTCGGTGCACACTCGGACTTCGATGTCATGCGCGCCTTTGGGCGTATTCCGCTTGTCCCAGATCCGCACCTAACCGCGCTGCGTAGGCTTGAGACCAAGCTTACTCCAAAGCCGAAGGCTGAAAAGACATTCATTCCAGGAGTGATCGTCAAGGTTGGCGGGGGAAGCTTTGGCGGCATGACGGGAAGGGTTGAGCGTTCTGATGCGGGCTACACGCTCGTATGCCTCAACGATCGCTATTCGGTCAAAATTCCCACTTTACTTTTGAAGCAAGATGATGTATGCGATCAGGACGGGATCGGGCTGCAAGAAGCGGCCTGATTTTGGGTGGGATCGAGAGCGGGGATTCTCAAAGGAGTCGGCTTAGCGCCGCCACCACCATGAATGACCGGATGACGGCGCTAGACTGCGCTTCTCCGGGAGTCCGTAGGGTTGCCTAAAATTCTCATTCGCGCTCCGGCGCGAAGGGCCAGCCAGCCTCTCACTTCCGATGCACTGATAGCTGAGCGGAAAGACGCGCACCGTCGCTGGCCCACCTATTATGAACCGCATCCGTAAGCGTCTCATCCTCGAAAGGTCCGAGGCCGTGCCTGAAATCGCGTCCGAACTGGCAGAGGCATTACATCGCTGCGCGGACGAGCTTGCAGGCATTGGCGGATCATTGGCTTATCTCGCAGCGGCGAGCCCACAGAGGACAGCCGGAGAGCAACGACAACTGGCAGCGGTTATTTACCACACCGCAATCCAGAAGTTCGGCGGGGTGAAATACGATGGCGACCCGATCGACCAAAAGACGATTGACGAGCTGGGCACAACCTTTCGGAAGCTGCTGAGGAAGTGACGCTTTACCGTCCGGCTCTCAAGGGCCGGGTTTGGTACGACACTGATTTCAGCCGCTCATGGATCATCACGGGCCTGCTTTGCCGACTGTGGGGACGGCATTTCGCCCCGGTTCCTCACGGCATTCCCGATAACGACCGCGACAGCATCAGGTGGTGAACGTGACGACCGAAGAACTCCTGAACATCTGCGAGCAAATATCAGAGGGAAAGAGCCTTCGCTCCGTCTGTCGCGCAATGGGGCTGAAAGAGAGCTCAGTTCGGTATTGGCTGAACAAAGATCCAGACGCATTCGCGCATTCCGCACGCGCGCGAGAATTAGGCTGTGATGCTTTGGCCGACGAATGCCTGGAGATTGCTGACGGCGCTGATCCGGCTGACGTTAAGCGCATCAAGATTGACACACGCATTCGCCTGATTGGCAAATGGTCGCAGCGTTACGGGGACAAGGTTGCGATCACCAACAAGACCGAGGTGACGCACCGCTATGACCTCGACGCCCTCAGCGACGCGGAACTCGACGGGCTTGAGCGCATCCTTGCCAACGCTGAGCGAGGTAAGGGCAGCGAGAGCGCGACGCAGCCTCCTCAGCTTCACTGAATACACCAACCCGCTTTACCAATCGGCTGAGCACCACAAACGGATCTGCGAGAAACTGGAGGCCGTTGAGCGCGGCGAAATCGACCGGCTGATGATCTTTATGCCGCCAAGGCACGGCAAGTCAGAGCTGGCATCAAAGAGGTTCCCGGCGTGGTGCCTGGGTCGAAAACCCCAGCGCCAGATCATCGCGGCCTCGTATAACTCCGATCTCGCCAACGACTTCGGGCGCAATGTCCGCAACATCGTGGACGAGCCTGAGTTCGCCGAAGTGTTTCCATCGGTAAGTCTGGCTCCCGACAGCCACGCCGCGAACCGCATGAACACCAACCACGGAGGCGCTTATGTCGCTGCGGGCGTTGGAACGGCTGTTACCGGGCGCGGTGCACATATCGCCCTCATCGACGACCCTTTTAAAGACCGTGAGGAAGCTGATAGCGAACGCCGGCGCGACCTCGTGTGGGATTGGTATCGGTCAACCCTTTTCACCCGTCTCATGCCGGGAGGGGCAATCGTCCTCATCCAGACCCGTTGGCACGAGGACGACCTTGCGGGACGACTACTCGAAGCTGAGCGCGACCAGTGGGATGTTCTCGAGTTGCCCGCCATTGATGCTGGCGGCAAGGCTCTCTGGCCCGAATGGTATGGCGAAGCCGCACTAGAACGCATCAGGAACACAATCGGCCAGCGCGAATGGTCTGCGCTTTACCAACAGCGACCACAGCCTGACGACGGCACGTTCTTCCAGCGCGACTGGTTCAAGGAATGGGTGGAGCTGCCGGACCTCCGTTACTACGGGACTTCCGATTACGCAGTGACAGACGGCGGCGGAGATTACACCGTGCATCGCGTCTGGGGGATCGACAGCGCGGGGGCTGTTTACCGCGTCGATGGGTGGCGAGGGCAAACCACCTCGGACATCTGGATTGAGAAGAAGCTGGATCTCATTGCCAAGCACAAGCCGCTAGCGTGGTTTGGCGAAGGCGGCGTCATCCAGAAGGCGATTGAGCCTGCGCTGAGACGCAGGATGCGCGAACGGCAAGTGTTCTGCCGCCTGGAGTGGCTGCCGAGCGTGGCCGACAAGCCGACGCGGGCACGAAGCTTTCAGGCGATGGCTGCAAGCGATCGGGTCTATGTCGAGCCGCAGGCGGACTTGAGCGAGTTCCTGAGCTTTCCCGCAGGCAAGCATGACGATGAGGTCGATAACGGCTCGTTGATCGGGCGGGCGATCGACCAGGCGCACCCGGCGATTGCGAAAGTACCGGAGAAACCGGCTTCTCGCCGCGACTACGGAATGAACGAAACACAAGCAGAAGATTGGAAGGTCGTCTGATGGCTGACCTGAAGGGCCAAGCTGGCGAACTGCGCTTTACAATCGAAATCAAGCGCGCCGCGACTGGCGAAACGGAAACACACGAACTTATTGGAAAGGTGA